GTTGTTTCTGCTATTTGTGAACATGTTATAGATGGTTTAACTTCTGTTAATGCTTCTGATTACACAGATACTTTTAGTTGTACTCCTAAAGTTCGTAATATTATTGGTCCAAATATGTTACAGATAGAAGATCGTAGTCATTTTATAGGAATTATTTCTTGCCAATTTACAGCAAATGCCTAATATAAGTATAATATAAATATTATATTAAAATACTATGGAAGCGATTGAACTCCTCAGAAACAAATTTGGTGTTAGCCAAAAATATAAATATGAAGTAAAGGATGGAGGAGAAACAATATTAGAAATATATTGGCATCCTTTGACTATTGCTGAAAGAGAATCAATCATGGCTAAATCTAAAAGTGATGATGGAAATGAATTTGCTTTGAATCTTATGATTGAAAAAGCATTAGATGAAAATGGCAAAAGATTATTTCAAGATGGTCATAAGGCTTCTCTTAGAAGAGAAATAAATGCAGGTGTTTTGCAAGATATACAAATGGCAATGATGACATCTGGAGATAATTTAAAAGTGGAGGAAGCGAAAGCAGCTTTAAAAAGCTAATAAAGATTGGTATTTAATGTTTTTTCTAGCTAAAGAGTTAGGGATGACAATAAAACAACTTACAGAAAATTTATCTAGAGAAGAATTAATAGCTTGGGTCGGTTTTTTTGAGTTAAAACACGAAGAAGAAGAAAAATATAAAGAACAAGTGCAAAAAAAACAAGCCATCAAACCCAGAAGGCGGTAATATAGAAGTAATTTATTGGGTCGAGTAAATGGCAGCAGAGTACGGAATTAATATTAATGTCAGAACCCAAACCCAACAACTAAAAAATTTACAGCTACAACTAAAGGCTGTAGATAACTTAGCAAAATCAATAAAAGCACAACAGATAGCTCCAGAACTTAAAGGAGGTTCTCCAGAATTACTTAGAAAATTTAAAGATAGAATTGCACAGATAAGAAATGAAGTAATTGTCGCTAACAATGCGTTTGTAAATAATACAAAGCAAATTAATAATAATGCAGGTGAAATTAGAGGTTTTTCTGCTGCATTAAGAGATGCAAGGGATAATGTAAAACTATTTAGTGGAGAATATAATGTTTTAACTCAAGGTATTCAGAAAGCAGACTTTACTGCAAGATTTAAAGAGTTAAAAGAATTTAGCAGGATTGCAGCAGATCAAGCAGCTAATTTGGGTGGAAATATTCCGATGGCAAGAGGAACTACTTTTGAAGATTTAATGGCATTTAGGCCAACAAATACTAGAGAAGCTATAAATGATTACATAAGTATGTTAAGAGGTCTTGAGGCAAGATTAGATAGAACAAGCGATAGGTTTAGGCAAGTAACAAGAAGAATACAAGAAATGGAAATGCAACTTAAAAATACAATAATTCCAGATGCGAATGCATATTCAAGACCTGCTGGCCCTAGAAAAGCAATGTTTGGAGAAAACTTTTTTAATAGAACTCTTGGTCAGAATAGACAATTTCAAGAGGGTGGTTTATTTTTTGAACCTGGTGGATTTGCTGCTAGAAGAAGAAATGCTCTTAGTAGTGGTCTAATTGGTGGAGGTTTTCCTCTCTTATTTGGTCAAGGTATAGGTGCATCTGTTGGTGGTGGTATTGGTGGTATAGCTGGAGGTGCTTTAGGTGGCGGATTAGGATTTGGTCTTTCTATTGTTGGTACTCAATTAGGTAAACAAGTTGATTTATTAGTTCAAGCAACAAAGAAAACAGGAGATGCTTTAGGAGATTTAACAAAAGATGCAAATGTATTAGTAGAAGTTTTAGGTAATACTAATAATGCTTTTGGACAAAGAATACAATTATTAGAACAAGCAGAAGGTAAACAAGCTGCATTTGCAGAGGCTCTTAAACAAACTACTTCTGTTGTTGGTGAAGAGGGTGTTAGTGCATTAAAACTATATGGAGATGAAACTAGAGAGATACAAACAAGTCTTGCTCAAATATTTTTACAATTTCAAGCTGGATTGGCAAGAGTTAATCAATTTCTTGGAGTCACTAAAGCACTTGCTGATTTGTTACCTAGAGATCTTGTTGGAGAATTAAATCAAATTTTAGATAATCCAAATGCAGGAAACTTTGATGTAATTACTGGTTCAAGAACTGGATTAACTGCTAGTGAATTAGCCGATACAATTAGAAAAATTGAGGATCCAAAAGGTTTTAGAGAATTTATCTTCTCCCAACAGAACCAAGGTAATTTAGCCAACTTTAAAGCTGATGCTAAAGATTTAAGTGATTTAGGTAATCAAATTATTAATAATACAATTGCCCAAGAACATTTTAATAAAGAGTTAAAACATCAAGTAGAACTTAACGAAGCTGTTGGTTATACAGCAAGAGAAGAATTAAGAGTTCGTAAAAAAGTTAATGATGAAATTAGAAAACGTGAAGAAATTATGGGAAGAACACTTGAAGATAATGAAATAGAAAAAATAGAAAAATTAGTAAGAGCCACAGAGGGTTTAGCTTTAGGTACAAGATTAGTTAATGATGAAATTGAAAAATTAGATATAGAAATGATGCAACTTAATGATACAGGTTTTCAACTCGTTGAATTATCTAGGACACTTGGCTCTTCATTCCGAGAATCATTCACAGGAATTATAAAAGGAACAATGAGTGTTCAAGAAGCGTTTAGAAATATGTTAATGAAAATAGCAGATCATTTTTTAGATACGGCTGCAAAGATAGCTGCTAATCAAATAGCAAAAGGATTTCTTAATATGTTTGTAAGTGGATTTAGTTTTGGTGGTGGACCTTCAGATGCTGCTCCTTTTATAACAGAAGGTGTTTTTGATACAGGATTTGATACAAGTTTAATAGGTGCTGGTGCTTTTAAGGCAAAGGCAAAAGGTGGACCAGTAAAGGCAGGAAGTGGTTATATCGTTGGAGAACAAGGGCCTGAGTTATTTAGTCCAGGTGTATCTGGAACGATTACACCAAATCATGCTCTTGGTGGAACTACAAATGTAATTGTTAACGTAGATGCTTCTGGTTCTAATGTGGAAGGCGATCAACAAAGTGCTAATGAATTTGGTGAACAGATTGCAGCAGCAGTTCAAGCTGTAATAATTAATGAAAAAAGAATCGGAGGTTTATTAGCCTAATGTCTAACCCCTTTGATAATTTAAAACCTAAATATAATTACACAATTGTAAGAAACCCAACTATTAATGTTGTAAGTTTTGGTGATGGTTTTGAACAGCGTTTAACAAACGGATTGAATCAAAATCCTATAACTTTAAATTTAAAATTTGATTTATCACAAACAGATTCTACGAGTGCTATTACTTTTCTTAATGACAGGATTTCAGATGGTGCGTCATTTTCTTTCCTTGTTCCAAATGAAAACGTGACAAAAAAATTTGTTTGTCTGTCTTACAATACTGCTATAACTTTTTTAAATAGAGTTACATTAACCTGTTCTTTTAGAGAAGTATTTGAACCTTAATGGCAATTCCTTTTTCTGAATTAAATAAAATCAACCCAAGTTCTATTATTGAGTTATTTGAACTTGAACTAACTGTTGGCTTACATATTCCTGCTGGTAATCCTAATAATTTAGATACTGTATTTAGATTTCATGCTGGTGCAAATTTAAATAATTTTGGACAGATAAAATTCAATAATAATGATTATCAAAGAGTAGCTGTACAAATAGAAGGATTTGAAGATACAGGTAAGGGTACAATTCCAAGACCTACTCTTACTTTTAGTAATTTAGGCGGTATTACAAAAGATGGCACAGTGATGACTATGAGTGATTTTTTAGCAATAGTAAATTTAACAACTCCAGGTAATGATTTATTAGATGCAAAAGTTACAAGATTGATGCCGTTAGCTTCTGCTTTAGATAATGATAATTTTCTACCAATAAATAATAACGCACCTGTTAATCCTTTTGGTACACCTAGTACAGATCGGTTGCAGGATAGAATTTATTTTATTGATAGAAAATCTGTTGAAAATAGGCAAGTTGTACAATTTGAATTAGTAAGTGTTTTAGATATGCAAAACAAAAGAATACCTGCCAGAATAGTTACAAGAGATTTATTTCCTACTGCTGGTACTTTTGTTTAATGACTTGTAATACATGGGCTACAGAGGCATATAAACACGCTACAGAGTGCTATCCAGAAGAGTGTTGTGGTCTTGTTTTAGATATA